TTTTAGGTTGGCTAGTAGCTGTTCCTTGAGTAGCATTATTACCATTACCACTTTGGTCATACCAAGTTTCCACAAACCCATCTCCTTGAAAAGTGTACAAGCCGTAATAGTTGTTGATGTTGGACTCAATCAAGAAGCGATCGTCTGTTTCGTCTGAAGTAAATAAAATAATTTCCTTCATTGTACCATCAAAGTAAGTTCCAAGAGAGACACGATTTGCACCAATTCTAAATGTAGAGGTAACACTAATGGCATCATCGGCTGCGGTAGCTTGCTGTGCAGCATTCTTGAATAATGTAAGAGCAGTTGATGACTGAATAGCTGTTAATAAAGTTTCATTGGTAGTTACACTTCCACTTGCTGAATTAACCTCTGTAGTATCCATAGAAATCCTATAGTTTCCACTACTCTCTTCTCTTTGCATTATTCGCATTCCATCATTACTTGCATCTCTATTGTCAATTAAGTACCTATTGGCATCAGTACCATCTGGCTTGTGTACAATAAAAGCACCGACTGTAGCTGTTGCACCAAGTGCAGAGGTTGAATCCAAGAAAGAAGAACTTCCATCAAAGTCTATTCCATCAGCAAGTAGCACTCCATCCTCTGCAATCTTAGGTTGATTAGCTGCAACTATCTTATTAGCATCATTACCATTACCGCTTTGGTCATACCAAGTGTGGACAGTAGCACTTGATTTTAATGATTCTATTTTTAAGTTTTCAATTCTTACTCTATCGCCCACTTCGGTATCAGTATGAAACAACCTAAAAGCTTGGGTACTTTGAAAACTTCGTGGTTCTATTTCAGCAGAAAAGCTACCAGTACCAGTAATGGATATTTCTGTCGAATAGGCATTAGAGCCATCACCATTTTTATCGTAAAATGGTTGAAGAATCACAGTTCCACCATTTTCAAAATCAAAGTGAGTGCAATCTAATGAAATCCTTACTTTACCTATGCCAACATTGTTGTGGTTTTCTAACTTGAAAAGCCACATATTATCCGTTGAGCCGCCACCACTATTTTGTAATTGAGTTACAGTAAAATCTATAAGAGTACTGCTTGCTTCATTTACTGTTCCTTGTACCCCAGATGCTGACTTATTGCTCCAAGTAGAAGAAGTATTAGTAATTTCGTGTTCTTCATTTAAAAATCCATTAAGGTCAGTAGCATTTGTGCTTCCACTTTCTCCACCTTGTTCAGCTACATTTGTAACTGCTGAACTTGAACTTACTTTGTCATCTGAATCAAAAGCTACATCTACTTCAGTACTATCCGATGTTCTACGAATACGAACTGCATCTTCTGCATAACTAGCTTTTACCTTACGAAGACTATAAGCAGCTGCGGCTGTTGCTACATCTGCTGGTAGTGTACTTTCTTGTTTACCATTTACCCAATCTTCTAGTGCACCACTAGCAACTTGACTAGCTGAAAAGTCTACCTCTGGATCTGTGCCTTGACCATCTACATCTCTACGAACTTTTACAACTCTTTTACCAACCGCACCAATGTCTCTCAATGAGTACGCAGCCGCTGAACCACCAAATCTACGGGCGATTCCAAGGTCGGTGTACTGACCGGAAGCACCGTCTAAGATATTCCAAGAACCACCTAAGTCTCCTTTAAGATGATTCTTAGCGGAAGCTAGATGTTCTGAAGACATTAGTCAGTAAACTCCGAAGCGTGAATAACAGCGTTGGTTGATCCGTCATTAATAAGGAAAGCATTTTCCGCAGCTGCTTTACTCCAAGTATAGGAGCGACCAGCATAAAGGATATGACCCTTACTTGTTGTTGGTGCAGCTCCATCATAAGCTACCCTAGCATCAGCCACTTGAACATCAAGGACTATGTATTTAGTTAAGCTATTAAAGGCTGCATCATTGTCTACGACTGTTGTTCCTCCAGCACTTCCATCTGTTTGTTTGCCGAAAAAATCACCAGCTGTACTAGAGCAAGTTATTTGACGATCGTTGACTCCAGGAGTAGGCTTCGGATATAAGTTGGTTACGAATGAATTAGGCATAGGACTATTTTATATTATTTGTCAACGACTTTGTCGGTTGACGTAAGTTGAGAATTTTTTATTGATTGAATTATTGTTACTACGAATATCTATTTTCTCTAGCTGTGTGTCCAAGTAGTCTTGTGCTAGTTGCTCTTCTGTTAGGGCTTTACCGTGCTGACCATCCATTCTTAGGAAATCAGCGTAAACAGAGTGAGCTAAGTAATGGAAAAATTCTCCCGGAACTTCTTCTGTAGAGTTTTCAAAATCGGAACTAGTTGTAAATTCAGTCAATGGTTTCTTGTAAGTAACAAACACGTGTGTATCATCAGAGCTTGTTATATTCAATATATTTGCCCCATCTGAGTTTACAAAAAAATCGTACTCAAGAGCTGAGTTATTTAAAAAAGCTTTTTTCCTATGTATTCTTATGAACTCCCCTATTGTGTTTTTAGGAGTTTTGCCAGATGAGGTAAGAGATGAGTTGAAATATGTTTCATCAAAAGCTACTACATTTGTTTCATTAAATACGGGGAATCCAGTTGCACCAGTTAGAGTCCATTTCTTTACGCCGCTAGGGTTATCAAAATCTTCATAAGTGCCATCATCGTTTGCAACTTGCACTAACCTTGCTGTTTCTGATGCTCCAACAGTGGTTACAGTTCCGTCTAAATTTAAAGTAACACTAGTAGTTCTTTGAAGAGTCCATTGATTTGTGCTACTGTTTTTGGTAACAATTAGAGGACTTAAATTAGTATTTTCTTTTGACTTAACGTAAACGGGAGCATCTATCTCAGCTGCACCAGTTCCGGCATTAAGACCAAGAAGGTAATAAGCCCCGTTGTATACAGTATCCGAATCGGAGTCACTAAGACCACTTAAAGTAAAACTATTTATATTCCTTTCTTCATTGGAAACAACGTATCTATCCCATATAGGACTTGTATTGTACGCTTTACTCAATCTACGATTTATCAAGCGGGATATATCCCCTTGTTCTTGGGATGTAAAAGAACTTACACCAGCAAGCGATCTTATTAATTTGAATAAATCTCCGTAAGGTTTAGTTTGCATTATATTTTATTAGGGGATAAGTCGCTGAACTTCTTGTTGTAGTACTTAAT